TATCTCATTGCTCATAAAAAAAAGATGGAGGCCCAGGCCCAGGCGGAGTTCGAACGGGTTAAGGCGATGGTGGAAATGATTGTAGGGAAGATCAAAGAGAAGGTCTAATGCGAAGGGTATGGTTACTTATTATTGTTGTTGTCCTGGTGTGTACGTCTTGCGGCCCAATTCGTGACCTTTACGAACTTTGGAAAATCCTTCGTCACGGTATTCATTAATGTCATCCAGGGTAATTAAACCAACCCCCTCCCAACAGAGGATGATCTTGAGTGATGCCTCTGTGGTGGTCCTGATAGGCCCCCAGGGAGAGGGTAAGACCTTCGGGGCCATTGGTAAAATCCTTCACCATGCGCAAAGGTTCCCGTACAAAATTAGGGGAGCAATTGTTCGTGATCGGTTCACGAATATCCAGACCAATACAATCCCGTCCATTATGAAGGTATGTGGGGAGATCGTAACTTTCCACAATGATGGACGTTTAATGAGGGCGCCAAACATAGATCTTGATCTATTCGGGGTTGAAGATTTGGCAGACATGAACCGGTTACAGGGGTCTGAATATTACATTGTTTGGATCGAGGAGCCGGCCCCATACTTTGATGCGGGGTCTATTGGTATCCGTGAGCAAGTGTTTGACATCTGTTATTCCCGAGGTGGCCGTGAGGAGGGTGCTGTTAGTGTGATCGGTGTGACGATGAACCCCGCCAGCAAGTCACATTGGACATATCGAAGATTCATTCTCAATCCAATGCCGGACATGGAAGTTATCAGGATACCCTACGGGGAGAATCCACACCTTTCCCAAAAGGAAAGAAACCGATCAAAGGAGATTTGGGCCAATCACCCCGATATGCTTGCCCGGTATGTTCAGGGTGAGTTCGCAAGTGTACACATTGGCGAGGCCGTGGTTCCCGAGTTTAAAGAATCAAGGAATGTGTCGAAATCTCCATTAGAGCCGATGGACACCTTGACGTTTAGGTTGTGGGATGGGGGATTACATCCGGCCTGTGTGTTTGTACAAGTGACATCGAGGGGCCAGATCCTAATTCTAAAGACGGTCCGTGGGGCTAATATTGGCATGAAACAGTTGATCGAGGAATCGGTTAAACCACTGATGGCAACCAAGTTTCACAAAATCCCTGAGTGGAGAGATATTGGCGATCTTCACCTTCGGGACCCGGACCCATCAGACTCTTCTAAGTCGGCAGCCGAGGTTGTGGAGAAATCCCTAAACACCTATTTTGAAGATGGGGATATGCCATGGGAGAGCCGCCGGGAAACACTAAAGGAAGTGTTTAACATGACCGTTGACGGTGATCCTAAACTCATGGTTTCGTGTGACGATGACATTATGATCGAGGCTCTAGGGGGAGGTTGGCATTACCGAAAGAGTCCAAGTGGGACGATTACCGACAAGCCAGATAAAGATGAACACTCTCATCCTGGGGATGCGTTGTCTCATGGTTTGGCAAAAATACTTCACCCGAGTGGATTCGACCGGAAACCAGGACCAGAGAAATACGATACCAGGTACGATCCATTTGAAGAGGATCGAAGAGATCGTTATGTTCCAGACCATAAGTTAATTACAGATTGGAGTCCATTCGATGCCACTTAAAAAGGGAAGTTCAAAAAAAGTTATATCTGCAAATATTGAGGAGTTGGTTAATTCTGGTCGGCCACAGAAACAGGCCATAGCAATAGCCATGGATAAGGCTGGCAAACGAAAAAAGTCTCATACGATTATGGGGGGATAATCATGGCAAAGAAATGGATAAAGGGAGCGATTAAACATCCTGGTGCGCTACATCGAGCGTTGGGTGTTCCTGAGGGCGAAAAGATACCAGCCTCTAAGGTTGCAGCCGCCGCCAAAAAGGGTGGAACCCTTGGCCGCCGGGCAAGATTGGCGCAGACCCTCGGCAAGATGCATCACAGCCATTCCGTGATGGGTAAATAATGATAAAGGTCCGGCCAGCCGAATTAAGCGATCTCCACGATCTTGGAACATTGTGGGTAGAGATGGTTGGAGAAGAGTTTGGTAATAATGTGTGGGCCGATGAACTTTATTGGGAGCGTGTAATTGGTGTAGCCATAGAAGGAGATAAAAATTTTGTAATGTTTATTGCCGAAGATGATAATACTCCGGTTGGTTTTATAATGGGACAAATATATTACGAACCGAGCGACAGCAAGATGCATGGCATTTCTCAACACATCTATGTTGTACCGGAGTACCGACATACCGGTGTGGCGATTCGGCTTTATCATACCCTGGCTAAAACCATGAAGTCTATGGGTGTCGAGGTAATGAGTCTTTACTGTATTCCATCCCGTAGCGAATTTTGGGCCAGGAAGGGATTTAAACCAATCCAGACGATGTTTTCCAAGGAGTTAAAGAATGCTTAGTGGTCAGAAACTTGGATTGTTAAACCAGATCGTAAGTGATGTTCGTACTATTGATCCCGAGAATGAAATTAAGGAAATTCACGTTGGTTCAGTGAATCATCTTTTTTTTGAAGAATGTCACCAAAGCGAGATAAAGGAAATTCCAATTTATATGACCGATGTTGACGGAATCCCCATTTACGTAAACGCAAAATTTGGAGAAAAAATAATTGCCGTTAAACGTGGCGAGAAATGGGAAGATAAATTTCTAGACCAAGAAGTTGTTATTGACGGTTTTAAGCCGACCAAGAGTTGGCTTAGGAGAAACCGTGGAGTCAAATAAGGAGAAAACCATGTCAGACATATTTAGTAGCAATCCATTTACAAGTAATCCCTTTAAGAGTAAAACAGATGACTCGGCCAAACAGGCGGCGATACTTGCAGTCTTAAAAAAGGCCCAGGAAGCAAAGGCGGCCAAAGAGGAAGAGGATAAAAAGAAGGCCGCAGCGCTCGAAGAGGAAACAAAGAAAATTAAGAAGGGACGTTACGGAAACCGAGCGGTGACTTCACTGGAAAGTCTTGGAGAGTCAGCCGGAGTTGCAAAAACCCTTCTTGGTGGTTAATTTTTTTTCTTCTTGATTTATTCGATTGTATAAAGGGGAAGTACGGATGAGAGTTACACCGAAGCAAGTCATTGATAAGTACAAACGGTTACTCAACGATCAGGCAAACTGGCGTACCCTTTGGCAAGATGTGGCCGATTATATCATTCCTAAACGGTCCAACATTCTTACTAAGAATACTCCGGGAACAAAACAGACGACTAAGTTATATGATTCGACCGCCATCCATGCCAATGAACTTTTATCCGCCTCGATGAAACAGGCCATTACTCCGGCCAATATCAAATGGTTTTCACTCCGTATCAGGAATGAGGACCTTATGAAAAATAAAGATGTGACGGAGTGGTTGGAAGATTGTTCTGACAGGATGTTTCTTGCATTTCATCAAAGTAACTTTGACTCGGAAGTACATGAAGTTGATATAGACCTTGGTGGTTTCGGTATGGGTGCCATTTATGCAGAAGAGACCATACCGTTTAAAGGATTGCGTTTTCATTCTCTCGCCATAGGGGATTACGTCATTGAGGAAAACTTTGATGGGTATGTTGATACCCTGATACGAAGTGTGAACATCACGGCTCGAGCCGCCTTTCAAAGATGGGGTCAAAAGGCCGGCGAGAAGGTTTTGGGGGCACTTAAAAAAAATGCTGAACAACGATTTACATATCTTCACATGGTCGCCCCGTTTAATGACATTTATCGTGGATGTTACGTTGGTGTTGATGACAAAATCTTTCCCGAGACACCTAAACTCTATCGTGAATTTCCATTTTTAGTACCCCGTTGGGGTAAAACCTCTGGCGAAGATTACGGTCGTGGTCCCGGTTTTGTTGCAATGCCTGATACCAAGACCTTAAACAAGGCAGTGCAGTTGGAACTTAAGGCATTAGCCAAGATGATCGACCCCCCAATTAAGGTGAGCGATAACGGAGTTATCGGTATTCCTAAGATGCAACCGGGTGGTCAAACAACTATTCGGCCAAACGCAATCTTTGAGACTATGCAATTCAGGGTTGATTTTAATACCACTCAGGTTAAGGCCGATCAACTTCGCAAGTCGATTCGCCAAATTTTCTTTAGCGATCAACTCCAGCTCCAGGAAGGTCCACAGATGACCGCACAGGAGGCATTAATTCGGTATGAGTTAATGCAACGTATCTTGGGTCCCACGCTCGGACGCATGGAGCGAGAACTTTTAAACCCTCTGATCGTGCGTGTGTTCTGGATTATGAGCCGAGCCGGAGTGTTGCCCCCAATGCCTGATGCATTAAGTGGACACGAACATGAAATCGACATCGAGTATGAAGGGGCAATGGCGAAGGCCCAACGAAGCCAGGAGATGACCGGACTTACCGATGTCATGGGTGTTCTTTCCGCCGCATCACAGGTTGATGTAGGGATCTTTGATTGGTTGGACATGGATCAACTCATTGCTTGGTTATGGGATGTTAAGGGGATTCCTAAGAAACTATTAAGAGATATTGACGTTGTAAAGAAGCTTAGGGCGCAAAAGTCTCAAGAGGGTCAACAGGCCCAAGGTAAACAACAGGCGTTAATGATAGCGGCGGTTGTTAGAAAATTAACCGCCGCATTGAAGGCCGGGGTTATT